CCACAAATTATGGACTGAGCTACCCTTATCCATAAGGCACTCAACCTAAGAGGAAAAAATGGAAAACCAAAAAACGGAAGCTACAATTTCGCAAGAAGTTGAAGCCCCTAAAGAGAAACTTTTTAAAAAACCTAAAGTAAAAATGTATAAGAAACATCAGGATGACGATGACCCTGAAATTGAAGCATTTGCTAAAGGTGAATTAGAAAAGTTTCAAAGAGAGAAAGCAGAAACAGCAACCGTTCAAAAGGACACTGAAGCATCAGAAGAAATTGCAAGCTCAGATGGTAAAGCTACTCCTTCAACTGAACGCCCTGAAAATGCAGAAGAACGTGTCTTTAAGAAACGTTATGACGATTTGAAAAGACACTATGATTCTACACTCGGAAAGCATAAAGATGAAGTTCGTACTTTAAGAACTCAACTTGAACAATCATCTAAACAATTTGTTCCACCTAAGTCTAAAGAAGAATTAGAGGCTTGGAGAAAAGAGTATCCTGATGTATATGATATGGTTGAAACCATAGCTATGACAAAAGCTGATACTAGAGCAAAAGAGATGGAGGATAAATACCAAAATCTCCAAGTTCAACAAGAGCAAATTAGTAGAGAAAAAGCTGAAGTAGAATTGTTAAAAGCACATCCTGACTATAAAGATATTCGTCAAAAAGATGAATTTCATGAATGGGCTGCTAAACAAGATCCTGTTATACAAGGTTGGTTGTATGAAAATACTTCTAACTCATCACTAGCTGGAAGAGCTATTGATTTATATAAAATGGATAAAGGTGTTAGCAAACTATCTAAAAAACAGGAAACAGCTGTTAAGAAAGAAGCAGCTAAAGCTATAACAAAAACTGCTAAAGCAACTGAAACAGAGTTACCTAAAAAGAAAATTTGGTCTAACGCTGAAATCAGTAAAATGACTGTTAATGAGTATGCAAAGCATGAAGAAGAAATCGACAATGCTATAAAAGAAGGTAGAATCCAACCTTAATACTAACAATATAATTGGAGGCTAACACATGGCTACAATGGGACTGGCTTCTGGCTATCAGAATTTACCATCAGGTAATTGGGTACCAGCGGTCTATAGTCAAAAGGTTCAAAAGTTTTTCAGACGTGCATCAGTTGTTGAAGATATTACTAACACTGATTACGCTGGAGAAATTGAAAATTTTGGCGACACGGTAAATATCGTGAAAGAGCCTACCATTACTGTGAGCGACTACGCTAGAGGTCAAACTGTAAACACACAAACTTTGGCAGATGATAAGTTACAACTTACTGTCGACCAAGGTTCTTACTTTGCGTTTAAAGTAGATGACATCGAAGAAAGACAATCACATGTAAATTGGGAAGCTCTTGCAACTTCTTCAGGTGCTTATTCACTGAAAAAGAACTACGACTATAATGTATTAAAATACATTTATGACAATGCATCAACATCAGCAGCAAATACTGGAACAGATGCATCTGCATTAACAGGAAATACTAATTCTAATACATTAGTAGATATCGTTTCTGCAGCAAAAGGAGTTCTTGACAGTCAAGACGTACCAGAGGAAAACAGATGGTTGGTTGGACCGCCTAAATTCTTTCAACAATTAAGAAAGGCGGATTCAAAAGTAATGGATCAATCAGTAATGAACGATGGATCAGTATCCTCAATACGAAATGGTTTAGTAACAGACAAACCTTTATTTGGGTTTAGAATGTATGTAACTAATGCCATTGCAGTATCGAGTGGTTCTGCTGCATCAAAAACATTTGGATCAAGTGGCTCAACTGAGTACGCTTTCCTTTATGGTCATCAAGGAGCAGTAGCAACTGCAAACCATATTGCGAAAACTGAACTTATTAGAGACCCTGATTCATTTTCAGACATCGTGAGAGGCTTGCATGTTTTCGGAAGAAAAGTTCTGAGATCAGAAGCAGCTTATTCAGGTGTTGTAACACTATAATTAGGAGGATAATAGATAGACTATGGCTACATATAACGTAACAGGTGTAGGTGGGACTACTGGACATCCGTCTAATGGTAGAACACCTTACATGGTAGAAAATACAATTGACGTATCAGCAGTTAATGGTGATTCAGGAACAGCACAAAATGATGTACTTAAATGCATCGATGTTCCTGCAGAAACATTAATAATGGCAGCAGGCGTAGAAGTATTAACAGCATGTTCAAGTTCTGTTGTGATTGATATTGGTGTAACTGGAAGTTCAGCAGGATTTTCTGATCCTGATGCTTTCGTTGACGCTTATGATGCAACAGGTGCAGCTTATGCACCTAGAGATGTTGCAGATGCAGCACCAATGCTTACAATCAAGACAGCAGATACTATAGATGCTTTAATGGCTGGAGCAGCTTCAAGTGCGGGTAAAATCCGTGTTTGGGCAGTGCTATGCGATATTTCAGGTATTGATGAAACTGATAGAAACACAAGTACACAACACGATACAGCAGTATAATACTGTATAACTTAAGGGGGGGTATTTATATCCCCCTTAATAAATACCCCTTATTAATTAGGAGAATAAAATGACTACATATGATTTAACTAAAAAAACTAATGCTAGTACAGGTTCAACAGTTGTTCCTTCTCAAGAAGAAATAAGGATACAGAATTTAGAGAACAAGGTAAATTTACAATCTGAAAAGTTAGATAAGATTGTTGAATTACTCGATGGCATTTCAAAAGAAAAGTCAATTACTTGAAGTAATTCAAGAATATAAATCTGATAACTCTGCACTTAAAGGGCAGATTACAGAATTGCAAAAGCAACTATCTAGTGCTGAATCTAGAATTAAACAATTATTAATTAAGTATGAACATTCGGTACATGATAATATTAACAAAGAGGAAGAATAATGTCTTTAGAGGATACTAATAAAAGAAAAAAATATAGTAATTATAATCCTTGGAAAGGATGGAAAGGTAAATCAAAAGATTTTCCAGGTGCTAAAGAAAAAATAATTAAAATAGATATAGATAAATTAAGAAAAAAACCTGGTAATAAATAATGGCAACAACTTATTTAGTATTATCAAATAGAATTTTAAGAGAATTAAATGAAGTTGAATTGACTTCAACTACATTCTCTAGCAGTAGAGGTATTCAAACAGCTGTTAAAGATTTTATAAATAAAGCTATTCATGATATTTATAATGAAGGTGCTGAACTTCCTCTATTACATACAACAACGACTCAAGCTCTTACTACGGGTGATGGTGAATATGACTTTCCATCAGATATGCGTAGAGTAGACTTTGAGTCTTTTTTTTTAAAGCCAACAGAATTAATTACTAATGGAGAATTTGCTTCTAATATAACTAGTTGGACTACTGGTGATGGATCACCATCACATACAAGTAGTGGAAACGGTAGATTAAATTTAAATGATGCAGCAGCTTATCAATCTATTTCTACAGTAAAAAATAAAACATATAAAATACAAGTTAGAGTTCATAGCCCAAATAGTTCTTCTAGTGCTTTAATAGTAAGAGTAGGAACTTCTGCAGGCGGAACACAAAATTTAAATACAACAATTGATGTAACTAATTTTGGTGAAGGTAATATTTTAGATACAACTTTTACTGCTACAGCAACAACATCTTATGTTTATGTTGAATCAGATGGTGTTCAATTAGATGTAGATTATATAAGAGTTTCAAGAAGTGATATTACACCTAGTAAATTATCATATATTTCGTATGATACATATTTACAAACTAATAAACCTGCTGATGATGTTAATCAAAGTAGTGCTTATGGTAAACCTGTTAAGGTAGTTAGAAAACCTGATTATAGTTCATTTATATTAAGTCCTATACCAGGTGAAGGTGAGTATACAGTTAGTTATGATTATTATACAACACATACAGATTTATCTGCACATGGTGATAACATGGGATTACCTGATAGATTTAGTTCAATAATAATAGATAGAGCTAAATATTATGCATATATGTTAAGAGCAGATCCTGAACATGCACAATTAGCAGATAGAGATTATCAAAGAAAATTAAAATTATTAAAATTAGATTATGGTACTCACTCAGCAGACTACATGAGAACTGATACAATATCAGAAAGTATTGCAACAAATGTAGGTACTAGAGTAGTATCTTAGGAGATTAGATGCCAGATACTTCAGGAATATCTCCCTATACAGCAAGTTGTGGTGGGGGCTTAATACTTAATAAGGATGTATATAATATGCAACCTGGTGAAGCTTTGCAATTAACTAATTTTGAACCATCAGTAGAAGGTGGATATAGAAGAATTAATGGTACTACAAAATATAATTCTACAATAGTACCACAAGTATCCTCATCAGCTGAAAGAGTGCAGATGACTGCAATATTTAATGGAATTATTGTTGTAGCAAGAGGTGGTACAGTTAGAACTGGAACAACTAGCGGATCTTGGACATCAAGAGCAACAAGTAAAGGTACAACTTATACTTATGATTTTGATAAATATAATTATAATGGTACAAATAAAATTATAATTGCAACTGGAGAAGCTGCGGCATTTACTTTAGATACAAGTTATACAGAAGATATTATAAATGCAACAGGTGGTGGAACTGCACCTACTAATCCTAAATATGTAAAATCATTTGCTAATCATATGTGGTATGGTGGAATGTCCAACTCTACACATAGTGTTATTTTTTCAGGACCGTTTACAGAAGATGACTTTGATACAGGTGGTGGTGAAATAAAAGTTGGTGATGTTGTTACAGGATTAAAAGTATTTAGGGATGAATTATTTATATTCTGCCAAAGAAAAATTTATAAAGTAACAGGAACAAGTTCTAGTAATTTTGCATTAGCTGAAGTTGCAAAAAACGTTGGTTCAATAGCACATCATTCTATTCAAGAGGTAAGTGGTGACTTGTTATTCTTATCTGCAGATGGAATTAGAACAGTTGCTGGTACAGAAAGAATTGGTGACGTTGAACTAGGTACTGTATCAAAACAAATACAAGATAGAATTAATGATATTACATATACAAATGTTACTTCATTGGTTATTAGAGATAAATCTCAATATCGTTTATTCTATCCAACTGATGGAGCTGAAGATAGTTCCAAAGGTATTATTGCAGTTATTAAAGTAAATCCTAATACAGGACAATTAGGATATGAATATGCAGATATAAAAGGATTAAAAGTTTCTTGTTGTGATTCTGATTATATTAGTAATGTTGAAACTGTAGTTTCAGGTGGATATGATGGTTATATATATAAACAAGAATCAGGAAACGTTTGGACAAGAGCAAGTACAACAGACGCATTAGATTCAACTTATAGATCTCCAGATATGACAATGGGAGATCCTGGAATAAGAAAATCAATGGAAAGAGTAAATTTAAACTGGAAACCTGAAGGTGAAGTTAGTGCTAGTTTATATTTACAATATAATTATAATGATCGAGAAACTCCTCAACCTAGTTTAATTAGTTTATCATCTTCTGGGAGTGGGGCGTATTTCGGTACAGGAAAATTTGGAGCAGCAGTTTATGGTCAAGGGGATTTACCTATTACAAGAAATTCTGTAGAAGGATCAGGATTTGCTGTTGCAGTTAAAATAACAGATACTAGTACAAATCAACCTTGGGCAATACGAGGATTTCAACTAGAATTCGTACCAGGAGGACGAAGATAAAATGGGAGCAACATACACAAGACAAAGTTCAGCAGGCATTACAGATGGTTCAGTAATTGAAGCATCAGATCTGAATAATGAATTTGATCAACTTCTTGCCGCATTTGTAGCAGCATCAGGACATACTCATGATGGTACGGCTGCAGAAGGTGGACCAATTACAAAATTATTAGGTACATCACTTACAATAGGTGATGGTACTTCAGGCACAGATATTACCGTAACTTTTGATGGTGAAACAAATGATGGTGTAATAACATGGATGGAAGATGAAGATTTATTTAAATTTTCAGATGCTATTAATGTTGGTGTAGATGATACAGGATATGATGTTAAGTTTTTTGGTGCAACTTCAGGAAAATATTGGTTATGGGATGAATCAGCTGATGGAGTTGTTCAAATTGGATCATTAACAGTTGGTGTTGATGATGCTGGACATGATGTAAAATTCTTTGGAGATACAGCAAGTGCCTATATGTTATGGGATACTTCAGCAGATGATTTAGTCTTAGCTGGATCAGCTGGTATTGATCTTGCTGGTGATATAGATGTTGATGGAACAGCAAATCTAGATAATACAGATATAGATGGAACTCTTGCTGTTGATGGTACAACTATTTCATTAGACGCAACAACATCTTTAAATATTGATAATTCAAATACTTCAAATGGTATTACTATAGGTACTGCAACTTCAGGTGTGCCAATTTCAATTGGACATTCAACTTCTGAAGTAACTGTTAATGATAATCTAACAGTTACAGGAACTTTAACTTTAGGTTCGGGTGCGGAATTAACTGAAGCAGAATTAGAAATGCTAGATGGAATTACTGCAGGTACAATTGCTGCAAGTAAAGCAGTTGTTGTTGATGCAAATAAAGATGCAGCTAGTTTTAGAAATGTAACTCTAACAGGAGAATTAGATGCAGCTACTTTAGATATTTCTGGAAATGCGGATATTGATGGAACTACAAATCTAGACGCTGTTGATATTGATGGTGCTGTTCAATTAGATTCAACTTTTACAGTTGGTGTCGATGACACTGGTTATGATGTAAAATTCTTTGGTGCTTCGGCTGGTGCGTATGGATTGTATGATGAGTCAGCAGATGCATTCGAAGTACGAGGAGCAACTGCAGCAGGTGCTGGTTTATTAAAACTTACAACTGGTGAACTTACTGTTGTTGATGCTGATAAGTTAGGACGAATAGATTTTCAAGCTCCTTTGGAATCTGATGGTACAGATGCCGTTGCAATAGCAGCTTCAATATGGGCAGAAGCAGACGATACATTTAGTGCTTCTGTTAATAATACTGATTTAGTATTTGCATTAGGTAAATCAGAAGCAGCTACTGAGAAATTTAGATTTACAGCGGATGGTGAAATAGGACTTGGTGGTGCTAATTATGGTACCGATGGTCAAGTATTAACTTCTGGTGGTGCAGGTGCAGCTGCAGCATGGGAAACTATTTCTACAGCAGCGGTAACAGCTTTAAATAATGCAACAGCAAATGAAATTGTTACTGTTGGTGCAACAACAACAGAATTAGACGCAGAAGGAAATTTCACTTATGATGGAAATAATGCTGCTTTAACAAGTAGCGTATCAACTAATCCTATTATTAGTATTACCAATACTAATACAGATGCTAATGGATCTATTCTTAGATTCATTAAAGACGCAGGCGAAGCAGGAGCAGCAAACGATATATCAGGACTGATTTCATTTTATGCTGATGATGCTGGACAAAACAATCAAGAATTTGGAAGAATAACAGGTAGGGTTGTCGATGCTACAGCTGGTGGTGAAGAAGGAGCTTTAGATTTTTATGTAGCTGAATACGATGGAACCGTGACGAAAGGTATGGAGATTAAAGGGTTATCTTCTGATGGTAATATTACAGTTGATATTTCTACACACGATGGTTCAGCTGGTGGTTTAATGTTGGCTTCAACATTAGTTACTGCAACAGCAACCGAACTTAATTTAATGGATGGTGGAACATCTGCTGGGACTACAGCAGTTGCGTCTGGTGATGGTGTTGTTACCAATGATGGTGGAACAATGCGTCAAACAACCGTTGCTACGTTTGATACTTATTTCTCTGGTTCAACACAAACTTTAACTAATAAAACTTTAACAGCACCTAAATTTGCTGATGCTGGATATATAGCTGATGCAAATGGTAATGAACTAGTTATACTTCAAACAACTGCTTCTGCGGTTAATCAATTTGATATACATAATGCTGCAACAGGTAATAATCCTGTTATTGAAGCAACAGGTGGAGATTCAAATGTTGGATTAGATTTTACTACAAAAGGGACAGGAGCAATTAAATTTAATGATTTAGCTTACTTTCCACAACAAGCAATTACATCAACTTCAAATGCAGTTGCTTGGGATGCTCAAGCTAAACCAAACGCATATCATTTAACAACAGAAAATACGACTTTATCTGCACCAAGTAATGCAGTAGAAGGTGCTTTTATTTGTATAGAAGTTAATTTTAATGGAAGTCATACTTTTTCATGGAACGCAGTATTTAATTTTGCCGCTGATACTGCACCGACTACAACAGACACAGATGCAAAAACTGATATTTTTGTATTTAGATACAATGGGTCAATTTGGCAAGAAGTAGGTAGAACTTTAAATATACCAGAGAGTTAATAGGAGATAATATGTGGGCATTAGTAGAATCAGGATCAATTACAAAAACAATAAATAAACCAAAAGCTATGGTTATTGGTGATGTTCAATATTCAAGAAATATATTTTCTTTTAGATGGACTAACGAAGAAAGAGAAGCCATTGGAATCTATGAAGTAGTCTTTGATAATTCTAATAAAAAAGATGAAGCATACTACACTAATACAAATCAATCTTTTAACTTTGCAGATGGAGCAGTTACAGCAAGTTATGGAACTGCAACAGCGAAAGCAATAGCAGATAGTTTATGGACACAAGCAGATTCAGATAATGGAGATTTACCTGACGATAAAGAAGTAGGCGATGTTAAAGTTGAAGGATTAAAAACTAAACACAAAAGAATTATTAAAAGTCAAGCTAGTGGTTTATTAGCACCGACAGATTGGTATGTAATTAAAGCAACTGATGTAGCAGAATATAATGTTCCAAGTGCAGTATCAACTTTTAGAGCAGATGTAAGAACAAAATCAAATGAAATGGAAACTGCCATTGACAATGCAAGTGATGTAGATGCTTTAGCAACTCTTTACGAATATACTGAACAAGCTGATGGTTCATTTACAAGACCATTAGGCGAATTTCCAACATTGGAGATTTAATGATACCAATTTTATCAGGTAATGTAGCATCAGCAACAGCTTCAACTGGTTATACAGTAGATAACTCATGTAGGTGGAATGATGGTGATCTTGCTTATATGCACAAGACTTTTGGCACTTCAACTGATGTTGATAAATGCACAATTTCTGTTTGGGTTAAAAGATGTGTATTAGGTGCAACAAAAAGCATAGTAGGTAGTCATACAAATGATAATAATAGAGTGCTTTTTGGATTTGAAGCCGATCAACTTCAGTATAGACAAGTTGATGGTGGAAGTACCACTGTTAATTTAATAACAACACAAGTTTTTAGAGATGTTTCAGCTTGGTATCATATCGTACTTTCTGTGGATACAGGACAAGGCACAGCAGCAAATAGAATTAGATTATATGTAAATGGTTCAGAGGTTACTAGCTTTGGAACAGAAACAAATCCAAGTCAAGATTTGAATTTTGGATTAAATAATTCAAATATTGTTTTAAAGTTGGTTCAACAAGGAGAACAAAATGATTTTTTTGATGGTTATATGTCAGAGTTTGTATTCATTGATGGACAACAATTAACTCCAACTTCCTTTGGAGAGTTTGATAGTGATAGTCCAACAATTTGGAAACCAAAAGATGTATCAGGATTAACTTTTGGTACGAATGGTTTTTATTTAGATTTTAAAGATAGTAGCAATTTAGGTAATGATGCAAATGGTGGAACAGATTTAACAGAAGTTAATCTAGCCGCAACAGATCAGACAACGGACACTCCCACGAACTCGTTTGCAACATTAAATCCTTTGGTTAATTTTAATAGTGGCGTTTTTT